TATCGTTCTTATGTTTGGTATGATAGCAGCTACTTTTATTTCTACTCTTTTTGTACCTATTTTATACTTATCAAAACGACATTGAAAAACTTTGCATTGAGCGATTTATGCCATTAAAATTCAGTAAACCAAACGCGAGTATTAATCAAAATGGAAAATGATATTTTCCCAACACACTTTGCATCTTCAATTGGAGAGGAGTGTAAGCTCCTTGTAAAGCATAAAAGAGGAATGGATCATACAAAGTATGTTCAAAGGAACCTTATGATGCAGACTTTCCAGCAACTTGCAATGGCGAACGAATTCGATGAATGTCTAATAGCGTTCCACGGAGTTGATCTTAAAAAGAAACAACTGACAAGCTTGGAGATAATCCACAAATCCACACGGACATGGACTCTTGCAAGAGCAGCAAATGTCTTGATGAAGAAACTGGAAAGTAATCTATGCTCTGGCAAAGAAGCGAAGGAACTAAACGTCGCGATAATTGAGCATATAAAAGGTAGTTTAGGCTCTGGGAATGGAGCAGAAAAGCCTCGCGGAGAATTCCATGTATATGGCAAGTTTGAGGACTAGCGAACTGTACTTTGAGAAATAGATATATGTTATAATAGAAGCACCAAACGACAGAGAATAATAAAATGGCCTTGCCTGAAGAACAAAAGAAAAAAATTATTTTAGAGATTTTGAGTGTCATCGAGACAACTTATAGAGAGGCCTGGATAAAAGGATCTAACAAGCCTCAAAGAAGATGCTCAGAAGAAGAAATGGAAGCAGATCTCAAAGAGTTTGTCGGAATAGAATTCAGAAGTCTTATTAGCGAGAGAGACAGAAATGATTGACTTCAACACGATAAAAGTAGGCGACATAGTGGAGGTAGTTGGCATGGGCGCTCCTGGATTCGCAAAACTTGGAGACAGGCTAGAAATAACGAGGGTGTTCTCAAACAAAGTGTTTGCAAAAACATTTGGTGGCAGCGAAGCCTTCTTTGCTCTGACTTGTGGCGCATCAAGACTGTCTGTTCTGAAAAATAAAGATGAACATTGATCCTAATTATGTAATAGCTCGCAGCGAAGCAAGCTATAGAATGTTCATGCGAAGAAACGAGCTAGACGAATATGATTTCAGGATGCTAGAAAACTATAGCCAGATACACGGGATAAGATCCGGAACTCTCCTGATATTTATTAACGGATGCAAAACCAGAAAAGACTATAGCAAGATACGCGACACTGTAAGACTACGGACTGATCTTGTTCGCTTGAAGGAGTGGTAATGTGAAAAATAAAGAATTGGACTTTTGGTTCTGGGTAATTAAACATCTTGTTCCAAACAAGGTTGTCTATCTTTGCTATATGCGAGTAATAGCTGTCGGAACAACAGAAAAATATTCAAATAAAACTCCAGAAGAAATTCAGTGGAATGAATACGCAGACTACTTTTGCGAAAAGTATGGGATAGAATAATGACTGAAGAAGCGTTTGTTGGAGTGTGCCTTGAAGATGTGACGTCATTAGATCTTTTTCTTTTCATAAAAAAAGGAGATGTGGTTTTTGTACGCAAGCATATCGAGCCAAGCCATGTGATTATCTCTCGCGACAAGTCGTTTAGAGCTTCAATAATAGTTGATAGGTCTATTGTCAGAATAGAACACGAAGAAAAAGCAAAGCCCGAAGCAAAAAAGATATTCTCTCTAAAGCGAGCCGGAGGAAAAGTAACAAAAGAAGCTCTTTTGGAATTAGCTCAAGATCCAGATCTAGAAAACTTCATGGTTGTCTCGTTTTGGAAAGATGGCACTTGTTCTACAGGATGGAGCGCGGGAGTGACAAACGGCGAGCTTGCATACGGTTCAATGATGATTCATAAGAAGGTCATAGGAATAATAGAATGACAACATCTGACAAAAAGTGGAAAGAGAAATTCAACAACTGGAGCATTCTTAAAATGAAAAACTCATATCGTCTAAGATTTCTGTTATGGCTCGAAACATTACAAAATGGTGAGTTCCATTTAAAAAACCCAAGGATTTATAAATTCTATGAATGGGTAATAATGCCGAAGACATGGGGAGGTCGTTTAGGTTTTCGAAATTGGTTAAAATGGGCGTTTGGAAAGAAAAACTCGTAATGGCATTACATGCACAAAAGAAAGGAAAACGCGGTGAAGTCGAATTTTGTAAATGGCTTTTGGATAATTTCGGGATTGATACTGAGCGCAACTATAATCAGTCTGATGGTTCTAGTTCTGATATTATCATTGACGATTTCATTTTTGAAATTAAGCGTCAACAAGTTTTATCATTGGACTCATTTTGGCATCAGGTAGTAGTGGCAAAAAAGAACCACAAGAACAAAGAGTTAATTCCAATAGTCGCATATAGACAAAACAGACAGCCATGGAGGTTTTTGATTCCGGCGAATTTAATTCACGGACTGGAAAGGGGTTATCTAATTGCCAGCGAAAATGTCTTTAAACAATTCATGCGAGGTATTATTTAGAGTGTGAATATGCTACTATACAAGCTCCATTGGTGTCGTGCTTTCACCATAAATTTAAGTGCAAGTAGTAACAGGAAAAAGAATGAAAAAGTTTACCTCAGCTCTTTTCGTTTTGGCTATTTCGTTTTTCGTTTGTATGTCGGTGTCCGCGTCGCAGATTAACAATGCTGATGCCGGAATTCAATCTGATACTATTGTTTTTAGTGCGCTATATGAAAAGGCTGTATTGCCAGTTCTTCAAGTTGCGTCTGTACTAGAAACAGTTAATGAAAAGCCGCGACCGCAAAGCTCATTCTCTTTTGAGAAGTCTATCCGCATTAATACTGCTAAACATACGGACTCTGTTCCCTATGAGGTTGGTTGGCGTAGTTAGACTTCTTTAGATAATTCGTTACGCGAAAAAGATAAAGTCATTCTGAAGAATGTCTTGGCAATAGTCCTCTGAATATCATCAAGACACGAAGCCGTGAGCCATTATCAGGCTCCCAACAAAAGCCGATTCAGTTCGGCTTTTTAGGCAGTAGGATTTGCTAATTATTTTGGGGACTAAAATGACTACAAGAGTAACTATTAATAAAGATTCTGACGAGCATAATATTGTTGTTCAAACTCGCAGTCCTACAGACAGCGCTGACACTCCAATAACTGAAGAAACTATTTACGATGATGGCGGAACAGAATTTCTTTTGCATAGCGGCATGACATTGCATATTCGAGAAGTTGAAAAGGAAATTGATGAACGCGAACTTGTCGATGATGACACTGACGAACACGATCTAAACGAAGATTAAGTGAGCCAACTGGTAGAAATTGATAGTCCTGATTTAGAAAACTCGCTAGAGCTAACGATACCGCAGACAAAACATCTGTTCTGCGAGTATAAATTTCCATTGTTTGTTGCTGGCTTCGGATCTGGAAAATCGCAGGGAATGTGCGTCTCTGCAATGAACGATCTGTTCAATTATCCAGGAGCAAACGTAGCAGTATATGCTCCAACTTACGATCTTCTAAAGCTGATAACGATGGCTTACATTGAAGAGATTCTTATAAAAGGTGGATATTACTACCATCTAAATAATTCAAATCATATCTTCTCTGTTGATGGATTCGGCAAAATAATTTGTCGGTCTATGGACAATCCCGCAAAGATCGTAGGCTACGAAACTTTTAGAGCGCATTGCGATGAGCTTGATATTCTAGGCGAGCAAAAAGCGCGAACCGCTTGGAACAAGATCATAGCGCGCAATCGTCAGAAAGTCTACAAGCTAAACGCAGATGGAAATAGAATACCATTGCTAGATTCAAATCACGAATTTGTTTTTAAGAATGGCGTTCAAATGTTTGAAACGGAGCTGAATAGAGTAAGCGCATATACTACGCCAGAAGGTTTTGGATTCGTGTATCAAAGATGGGTCAAGGAAAAGGATCCCAAAGGTCTTTACGGAATAATTCGAGCCAGCACTTATTCTAACGCACACAATCTTCCAGACGACTATATTGAAACTCTTATCGCTAGTTATCCTTCCGAGCTGATTGAAGCTTATATAGAAGGGGAGTTTGTAAACCTAACAAGCGGAAGAGTTTACAGAAAGTTTGACAGAAAGTTAAACGGATCCTCAGAAAAGGTCCTAGGAAGAGAGCAGCTGTATGTCGGCATGGACTTCAACGTAGAGCACGGAGCTGCTTCAATTCATGTTTTGAGAGAAGGAACAAATCCTTTATTCAAAGACCTACACTGTGTAGATCAGGTTAACGAATCATACGACACCGACGACACTATAAGAATATTGAATGAGAAGTATCCGGACAATCCAATTGATATCTATCCAGACGCGACTGGCAAAAAGCGATCTTCTGCTAGTGGATCTCCAAGCGCGACAGACTTGGCCAAGCTAAGAACAGCCGGATTCAAATTGGTGGTCGATTATTCAAATCCTTTGATAAAAGATCGCGTCAACTGCGTGAATGCCAAGATATGCAATGGCAAAAAAGAAAGACACTATTTTGTAAACGAGGACACGGCTCCTGATGTTTGCGAAACTCTTGAAAAGCAAGTTTACGACTCAAATGGACTACCAGACAAATCTACAGGCTTAGACCACCAAGGCGACGGTGTTGGATATTTAATTACAAAAATGTTTCCTATAGTTCGTCAGAATGCGGGATTCTTAAAGGTTACTCGGAGAAGATAATGACTGAAAGCAAATCTGTAAAGAAACACAAATTGCATAAGCGCAATTCATTTATGTGGATGTCTGTTCGAGACGCTATAGAAGGATCAAACGCAGTAAAATTGGCGAATGAATTGTATTTACCGATTCCTCAGGGTTTTATTGAAGATAATACATCTGCGTCTTCAACAGGCGTGTCTTCAAATGTCGCAAATGACAGGAGGAGTGAAGTTCTCTTGATGGCTCCATACTATCATCGAAATCCTGCATATATGTCATATTTGCATCGCGCAAGATTCCCAGAAATAACAATACATACCTTGCGAGGATTAATAGGCATCGCGACACGGAACAATCCGGAAATAGAATTGCCAGCGAAGCTGAAGTATCTTGAGGGGTCTGCAATGCAAGATGGATCCTCCATTAAGGAGCTGTTTGCTTATTGCTTGGCTGAGGTTTTGTCTCAAGGAGGAGTTTCAATTGTTATAGACGTCATACACGATAGCGTTTTGAAAATGTCCGTGTATGACTCGACATCTTTTATAAACTGGGAGACTAAAGCCTCAGGAGAACTGAAGGAGGCGTATTTTGAAGAAAATCAAGACGACGAAGACAATGGTGAAAAACAGATAGTAATAGAATACTCGATGGAGCTGAATGAGGAAATATCCAAAGAGCCTATTTTGAAAGTGACCAGATACATTGATGGTGATGAGATCGTGATAAACCCTTCGGTTCAGGGAGTGAGCTTTTCTGAAATTCCAGTTGTCAATATTGGTTCTATAAAAAATGAACCCTCGCCTAATCCGGTTCCTCTACTCGGTGTTTCTGAAATTGCATATTCAATTTACAGAAAAGACGCCGATTTATCTCAAGCTCAGTACATGACTTGCAATCCGATGTTTGTGATTACGGGAGCGGAAAACGAAAGCGGAGTTCCTGTCACCTTTGGCTCCACCGCTGCTTTGATACTACCGCGTCCAGAGGCAAAAGCTTTCTTTCCAAGCACAGACACAAGCGCTTTGGGTCATGTCAAAGAGTCGATCTCAGACTTAAAAGAAGAGGCTGCAACTTTTGGAGCTTCTCTTGTCGGTCCCTCCAAAAAAGCTGCCGAGGCAACAGAAACTCTAAAGATGAGACAAGGAGCACAAGGAGCAACTTTAGTTGGGGTTGTTGAAAACGTCTCCAAGGGAGTTGAAGACGCTTTGAAAATCGCTGCGAGGCTTGTGGGCGCCGATCCCGATTCCGTAGTGTTTTCTGTCACGACTGACTTTGCGGAGCGTGAGCTTTCTCCAACGATGCTAACGGCTCTTGTTTCCACTTGGCAAAACGGAGCGATGTCTAAAGAGTCTTTGTTAAAAGTTATGAAGGAGGCTGGCCTGTCTCCTCGAAACGAAGACATTGAGGAAGAGCTGCTTAGAATCGAAAGCGATGGTCCAGCTGACACGGAATGAAAAAGACTGTAACAGAAGCGTATTTAAAGAGAACTATATCTTTATTTCGTGCGGCAGAAGGTGAAGCGGTTCAGTCTGCCTCCCTCTTGATTGATGTGAATAAAAGAATAATTGAAGAGATGTCTGTCGTATTTGAAAAGCCAACAAAAAGAAAAATAGAATTGCTTAAGAGGTCTGTTGACAAAAAGTTAAGCGTCTTCTACAGAGATCAATGGCCTGAAGAGCTTCTCGGTGCACAAAAAGAGGTGATCACAAAAGAAATAGTCTGGAACACAAATCTAATTGACAGCGTTAGAACAAACGCGACAAGCATAGTTGCTCCTAGGTCTGTATTTTTGAATTCTGCTATTGAGGCTGGAGTTTCGACTCTCACTCTGTCGACAATTGACGCGGCTTCTAAAAAGAAGTATCAAGGAAGATTGTTCAGTCAGCATATCAAAAAAGCTTTTGGGAACGACTCGAAAAGAATACAAGCCGTTTTGAGGACTGGACTTTCAGAAGGGAAAAACATAGCACAGATGTCTAGAGACGTTCGGTCTATAAATAGCAAGTCTATCAGAGATGTAAAAACTATTACTCGGTCTTTTTTCATGCACAACGCCTCTATAGCCAAGGAGAGGGTTTACAAGCTAAATCCTGATGTTGTTAGGTCTATAATTTGGATTTCAACCCTAGACAGTAGAACAACACCTTTGATATGCGGGATCAGGGACGGTCAAGAATATACTGTGATCGGAAAAGAGCCAATTGGACATTCAATCCCGTGGGATGCAGGTCCTGGAGCAATACATTGGAATTGCAGGTCAAGCTCCGCTCCAAACGTCGAGGGGTCCTCCAGAGTTTCAAAAAGACCTTCGATTGGAGCTGGAGAAAATTATAAAAGAGGAGACAACAAAAACTCAAGAGGCAAAGTTAAAAAGCCGATCAAGAAAAACCGTGAGGATGGCACGTTCAAGATAGACATAAAAACATCACGGACAAAGTACGAAGGTTGGCTGAAGGATCAGAGCAGAAAAAACATAGACTATGTCTCAGACATCTTGGGAAGCAAGGCGAAGGCTCAAGCCTTCAGAGACGGAACAATGACGCTCAAGCAATTAGGCGCGCAGAGTCCTGTATCTAGAGTCTTAAATAGATCGCAAATATAAATCCGTGCAATGATGCACATCACTAGTAAAACAGGTATCTAAAAATGAAAACTAAATTTCAATTGCGTAAAATCCCACTAGCTCTTTTGTTAAACAATGGTCGAGGAGAGGGGGAGGACTCTTTCACTCAAGAGGACCTTGACACGAAAATTGCAGAAGCCCTTTCCGCTCAAAAAACAGAATTGACAAAAGATTCCGAAGGGCTTAACAAGAAAAACACAGAACTTCTTGCAACTTTGAAAACCGCAACAGAAAAGCTGAAGACTACGGAAGGGATTGATATCCAAGCACTTCTTGATCTTCAGAAAACAGTTGAGAACGATGAGATACTTAGTCTAATGGCTTCTGGAAAACACTCTGAAGCTCTTGAAAAGTCAACGGAGAAAATGCGCGTAACTCACAGCGCAGAAATAGAAAGTCTTTCGACGAAACTTGCAGATGAAGTTGAGTCGTCTACGAAGAACAAGAACTTAGTAGACAGCCTGTTAATTGACGGTGGATCTAAAACATCGTTCATAAAAGCGAAAGGTCTTGACACCGCTCTTGAAGACATCGCATTGCGAGCTCGTCAGGTTTGGAAGGTTGAAGAAGGAGAGCTTGTACCTCGTGGAGCAGATGGCGAAATGATGAAGGGAGAGAAGGGAATTCTGACCATGGACGAGTGGGCAGAGGGACTAAAGGAAAAAGCTCCTCACTTGTTTCCAGCCTCCGAATCCGCCGGAGCACAAGGAGGAAAAGGCGGCTCGATTGACTTGACAACTATCGACGGACAAATGGTAGAGGCTGCGAAAAAAGGAGACACGAAACTTCTTCGCGAACTGAAGAAAAAGAAACAAGAAGGTGCTCGCTAAAATCTGATTTACTAGGGAGCAAATAATAAAAATAAAAGCTCCCAAACTCACTCGTTTCATAGTCTATCTATTTACTTTCACTGCGTTGTGTAGTACCATTATCCTAACTGGTTAATCCGATATTTTCGGTTGGACAAGGCAAGGCCAAGTCCTGTATCTGTTTATTTTCGAAGCAAAGCCTAGAACTAAATAGATATTTTTCAGCCATTTCCGAATTTTGAATTTTTGATCTGCGAAGCAAAGCCTAGCGATTTCTAATTCTTCTTTTAGGAAAGCGCGAAAGGCAAGGCTGATCGTGTAAAATTGTTTTTTATTCAACTTTAATAGTTGGATTCCGATTTTGCACAATGCGCCTATGGAATCCACTAATCTTAAAAAGGATTCCAAAATGAACGCATGGGAACAGGTCGCTTGGATTGCGGCAGAAGCTCTTAATCATCTCGAAGACTCACTCGTCATTACTCAATTGGCGGCAAAAGATAAAACGGCAGACTTTAATGCGAAGCCAAACGGCTACGCTGTAGGCTCAACCGTTGACATCCGAACAAATCCAGTTTATGCTGCCGACACTTTCGGCGGAACTGTAAACGTACAGGGCATTCGCTCATCCGTACGTCAAATGTCTATTGAGCATCTGTTTGATGTGTCTGTGGAAATGACCGCTCGCGAAAAGCGTCTTGATTTTGAAGGCTTTTCAGATCAAGTAATCAAGCCAGCCGCATACGCTCTTGCAGAAAAATGTGATACTCACGTTGGTACGAAGATCCTTGAGGCTGCTGGCCTTTACTCTTCTGCTGATCTTTTCGGAACCGCTGCTGATATGGCTCTGTCCAAGAAGGCCGCTACCTTCCAACAACTTTCCTCAACTGGTCGTTTTTGCATAATCAACGACACTCTAGAGGCAAAACTTCTTGGAGCTGACTACTTCAACTCCTACAATAATCGCGGTCAGTCTGGCGAGCGAGTGTTTAATGAGGCCTCTATGGGGCGCGCAATGGGGATGGACTTCTTCGGCGCTATCAACTTCCCAGAGTCTTCGCAAACCACCGGAAACGGAGTTGGCGTAACAAAGGCCGCTCCATCAGCATCCGAGAACGTTGTTGGTCTGAAGATTCTCACTTTAGACGCAGCAGCGACTGGAACTTACAATGATGGTGATCGCATCAGCATCGCTGGTATGCGTCGTCCGATGATTGTCTCCGGAACTCAAGCGACTCCCACTGCAATTAATCTCGTTGATCCGATTAGCGAAATTGTTCCTGCCAGTGCCGCTGTTACGGTCGTTTCTTCTGGAGTTACTTATGACGTTCTAGGCGCTATTTTTGACGATAGTTCTATCGCTGTCGCAATGCCGATGCTGGATCAGGCTTCAGACAAGCCTTCCTTCGTCGTTTCCGCAAACGGCTATAGTATCCGTGTGACTCAGGGATACGACATGAACACCAAGAAGGAGATGATGAGCCTAGACATCCTAATTGGTGCTAAGTCTTACGATCCTCGTCGCATCACATTGCTTGGCGACAATCAGTAAGCAATTTGTAATGCTCTTGGCGAAGGGTTAATAGCCCTTCGTCTTTTTTAAAACTCAGGAGAACAACTATGAAAATGTACAAGAAAACCACAGATGAAGATGGAAATGACAAAATCATTTCTTGTAATTGTGATACAGCTCAGCGAACAAATATGACTGACGCTGGATGGTCGCAAGATCCAGAATGTCAAGAAGCGTCGTCCGACGACTCTGGTGAAGCGGCGGCTGAGAAAAAGCTCACAGCTAAAGAAAAAATTGCTAAAGAAAAAGCTGATAAAAAAGCTGCAAAAGAAAATAAGTAGTTTTCAAACTGTAAGGCTCTTCCGAGAGTCTTATTGCTTGAAAATTTTATCTTAACTAAAATATTGGGCTGCAAGATGTCTCTTGTTACAAAAAATAATCCTCGTTGTGTCGAGACTCCGACCACCTAAAAATGGCCAACAAGACAATAACCACTGATACAGACATGGAGTCGCTGATAGCGACCGGCCTTCTTGATGGGCAGAACATCACCATCAATAGTGGTGCGTTGCTTACCTGCACTGAGAAGCCGTCCGTTCTTATCGGCAAGATCATCATTAACGAGGGTGAGCTGTTAGTTGATGGGCTGAATATATCAGCGGGAAACTCGATCAACTTCATCGGAGAGGGCGGCAACGCAGCCTACGATGAGACCATCACAATCGCTGGACAAGGAAAGCTGACAGTTACGGGCGACTGGTATTCCATAGGCACAACCAACGGTACTGACTCTCAATCGATAGATTTGTCCAGCGCCACCGGCTCTGATTACTGGGACGGCGACAATCATATCGGCTGGATTCCGATGATCCAGATTGAGACTGGACGCCGTATTGACTTTGATACGATTACTGGCATCGCACCGGAAGCTGGAGATTGGGTTTATTTGTCGTCCAATCGCTCTGTCATGGGCAAGATCAAGGAGGTCTTCGCTAACTATTTGGTGGTCTGGTATCTGACCGGCACATTTGCCGACAATGACGCTATCCAAGTGCGGAAGGTTGTTGATAATTTTGGTCCTGACTTACAGGTGTCGTGGACGGCAGAGGTAAATAATGCCTCCGGTGACATCAAAGAGGCTGGCGTATATCAGGAGTTTGGAAATAGTCGCTCTGGTGGCATCAGTTACATATCTGCGTTCCATCACGGCGTTGGCGGATTCGTCTTCGACCATGCTTGGCAAGCGACCTCATTAACTATGGGCAGTGCTGCCGGTTCTGTCGGTGGATTCAGACCACCAAACGGATGTGACATTCGCATACCCAATGTTCTTTTTGGAAGTGCAGGCACTGTTGACTATGCAGCAAACAATCTGACCGATACTGGCGATAACACAGAAACAAATTGGTATCAGCTCGAATACAGCGCGGGCGGCACGGTTGATCTGTCAGTTTGCAACTTTGGCAACATGCTCACATTGGACACGCAGGCGTTCGCATTTGATGCCGCGTTTGTCGGCTTTACTGTTGGCGGAGGTAGCAATATCGCTGGAAGTAAAACTACCTTCGATCATTGCGTTGTTGTTGCTGATCCACTCAATAGATCGTTATCTGGAGTCCGATACGCATTTGGTTGTCAGGATAACGTCAACGGAACTGAAATAACGTTCTGTCTAAATATCCAGCCAGAAACAGATCGTCGCGCTCTCGGTGCAGAAACAAGTATCGGAGTAACTATCAAGGACTGTATCGGGTCTTTGGCTGGACAGGGTGCTGGCATATCTACAACCAACACTGACACCTATAAGTTCAGCAAATGCGATACGGTGGTTTTCGAGAATAATGTAAATATCGGTTGTGATAACTCGCAATCAGGAAACGCGCTAAGCGTAGCAACTACGCCATCTTTTCACGGGAAAATGTTTCTTTACTCCGCTACTCAAGACGAAACGGAGCAAACCCAAGAAAAGAACCTTGTGAACATATCGGCAACCTCTATCAATGGTTCTTTAATAGGTATCGAGCAAATTGGTGCGGGGAGTCCTGGCAACAACCTTGTGAACCTTGCTGACACAGGTTTTTTCAAACTGCGCGCATTCGGAATGATTGACGACAAAGTAGGCTTTGGTTCTGACGGTGAGTACGCAGTAGCAATTGGTGGGTTGTGTAATGATATTGACGTGGCTCGTATGTGGAAAGACTTGGGGATAACCGAGGAATTTATCTTAACGCCAACAACCTGCAAAAATATCTTGGTTCAAAATTGTTCCGGTAAGTACGCCTCTGAGATTCAGGCATCCGGCGGAGACAATATACGATTCAAGGGCTTGCACGGCGGGTCTGGAAATCCCGGCAGCGGTACTGGATGGGAAGACGGCCTGCCAGCGTCATATGGCAATTCCTTCCACGACGGCTTCCGTAGCGACACTGTAGGTACGTTGGCGTGCTTGATGATAACGCCAAGTGCGCTGAACGATGAAACGAATATCACCGCAGGTAATCCGCTGTTCTTCAAAGATGGCGACCTTAACATGAAGAACGGTGACATCATTGAGTTCGAAATGGGCTACTTTGCCAAGGGACATACTGGTTTTAGTGGAACATACACAGCCACAACCGGATCGTCTGGATGGAACGCTAACGAGTGGAATAACGTCACTTTAGATTTCCAGTGGATGCTGGACGGCGGTTCATGGAGTGGTTCATGGCTTGATGTACGAACTCCAGCCAACTGGACAGGAATATCTGGTGCTATAGAAGCGGGTTTTAAGCTGAAGTTCAGGTTTACGGCCACAGGTACTCGGAACGATATGTCGATGCTGCTGATTGACACCACAACAACGCTGACAGACCAGAAGGATAACTTTTATCCAATAGATCAGAACGACGTAACGATTACAATTACAGTGCTGGATGATGCCACTGGACTACCAATAGAGAGTGCAAATGTTCAACTATACGACACCTCTGATTATTCAACTGTTATTTTGAGTGGGACGACCAACGCTTCTGGAGTCGTTTCCGCACCATATAATTATCTGACAGACGTTTTAGTTGAAGGCTGGGTAAGACAAACAGATTTGGCTAGTTTTGATTATGTGTCTAAGAATATATCAGGAGCAATAACTTTATCAGGTTTAACTCTTTCAATAAGACTTTCGAGAATTTAAGGGATTAAAAAATGACAATTTATAATGTAAATGCAGACGCGAACACGGCTGTCACAGCGTTTCTTTCTCAGTTTAAAGTTTCGGCAAACGGTGATGTTAGATACGTTGCAGGAACAGATACCTTTCACGTTTGGTGGCTGCATAGGTCTTTGCAAAAAATCGCATGGGAGTTTAGTATTTCTGGCGATGATGAAATCAATTTATCCAAGCCTAATCCAAGCGTTTCTGAAGCGTTGGGGACTATCATTACGCTTCAAGATCATAGCTCAAATTATTCTGTTCGGTACAATGTTACCGATGCAGAAGCAGAATACTTTTTCGGTGGGTCCATAGAGCAACAAACTGCTGGAAGCAGTACGGATCGTTATAGCGCATTAATTGTTCTTGGCTCTGTAAACAATGCGTCTACGCAATTGCAAATTATCCTAAACAATTCTCTTTTGACTTCTCATTGGGGAACAGGCAAAAACCAGACTGACGGATCTACGCTCCTTAGAGTATTAGTAAAAACAATTGATAATGGTTCGGTAATTGACGGACAAAGAGTAATAGTAAAAGCAAATGAGTGGGGAGATACTTTCGCTGTATGGAGAACAACTTTAGGACTCGGTGAAAAAGTTGCTGCGATTAATACAGCTTCTGATCCGCAAAATAATACCTTGCAGGCTACAGTTGATGCTTATGTTGGAATTTCGAATGTGGAAGGGTATCAATTGATAGACGTTGGCACAGGCGGAGACAAACCGTATTTGTCAAAATGGACTTACGGAGCAAACGACAAAAAAGCCCTATATGAAAGCGTTAAATCGCAAATGGCTCGCGGAACAGCTTCAACAATTTATGGAATTGACGGGAACTTGTTTACAGGCGGTCCAACTTTTTCATGTACTCTTGACGCTGGCGCTGGCGCAGAAAGTTGGGTTCAAAACGAAATTGTAAGCTGGGGAACAGGAACCGGAATATTAATGGCGGTCGATGATCCTGATGATAACGCAGCGTCTGAAATGTGGATTCACTTGTTGACTGGAGTCAATCCGACATCTTCTGAAACAATTTTGGGAGCCGCTGCAAGTAATGGCGTAAATGTCGTAACAACCTTAACTCAATCACCAAATCTGCTGGGGCAATTCACCGGTTCGGCATGGATCGGCGCTTTCGGTCTAGGCTTTGATTCTACGGAAGTTACTAAAGACGACGCGATAAACCCTCTTGATAATAGCGGTCCAATTGCTCCTCCTAATAATGTCACGGCGCAAGTTATAGTAAACGGAACAACCAATGCTCATGTTCTTCTTGCTCCGTCTACAGGAGGCGTAATTGATCAAACTCAATACACTGCCGCCGCAGGAAACAACTCTTCAAACGGAGTGTATGTTATAAAAGAAGCCATCGCTTCTGATACGCCAACTTCTGGATGGTTGCTAATATTCTTTGGAACTACCTTTTACGCTCAGGAGTATTCCTCATGGACAGCAAGCACGTTTACTCTTGTTGGAACTCTTGATAATACATATCTTGAGGATGCAAATTCGATTGTTCCGATTTTCTATGACAACGTGGCTGTAGACGGAGGTTTCGTTTCTACTTCTTTAGTTCAATCCTCTGATATAGAAGTTTCTGGTTGGGTTAGGCACGGTGAAGCATCCTCACCGCACAAACCCGTTCCGATATCTGGAACAATCGGCGCGGCTGGTCTCTCTTTGACGGTTCAATTAGAAAGCGAGTAAAAACAGAAAATGTCATATAGCGTTACATGGAATTCTAAGGTTGTTAACATACCACTGACAGACTTAATTTCCGTGGGCGCTGGTGAATATAATTTAGATCTCGAAGATTTTCATGACGAAATTAGAAGGCTTGAATGGGAATTTAACGAAGGTCTTTTTGCAGAACAGATTCTTGATTATACGAAGCCAAAAACAATTTCTGGAACGACGCTGGCCGGAGTTGTGGAAATAGTTAACGGATATACTTTTGTTTTTCCGATTGGCGCTTTGGCAGTTAATTTAGTCGGTGCAAATACTAATTTGGGTGAGCTGCAAATAACTCCTGCAAATGGCGTTTCGATAAGGCCGCAAAACTCTGCCGGAAACACGATAACTATTTCTGGTTCAGGAGTTACGGAACAGGACAAACTAGATATAGCCGACAGAGTATGGGACGAACAAACGTCAGAGCATGTACAGTCGGGCTCTATGGGGAAAGAACTGGTTAGCGAATTTTCAGAACAGGTTTTGTATTGCAAACAAGTGGCTGCTCCTGTAGGTTCTGGTGATGGAACGGAAGGCTTTCCGTTTGATGATTGGCCAGTATGCTATGCGTACTCGCAGTCTGTAGGCATAAGGAAGATTTTAATAGTAGGAGACAGAAGTATTTCTGTTTTGGCTGAAGACGTAGATGGATATACTTTTAGGGCTATTGGCTTTTTAGCCGTTTTGTTTTTTAACCCAGCGTCTGCTGCGATTGTATTTATGGACAGATGCGGGCTCATAAATACATCTCAAGATATTATAATTATTGGAGAAGGCATAAACTCGGCAGGAGGAACAATACCTATTTCTACTAAGGACGGATGGTTTAGTGGAGGGTTAAATCTGCCAAACTTTGGGTCGTTGCAGGTTCACAGAGACCCCACTATTTTGTCCAACGGCGCAGTACTAGATTGTTCAAGTCTGGTTGGGGCTCTAACTTTTGTAGCGATGGCCGGTGATGTTTTGACCTTAACAAACATATCGGAAGCATCGGCGTCTGTAAGCCTAAACCTAGCGGGAGCTTCTGTTGTTTTGGATTCATCGTGTATAGCTGGTTCTATAACCCTATCAGGAACAGGCTCTCTTGTTGACAATTCAGTTGGGTTAATAGTAATTGACAAAAGAGTAGAACTAATACCAGCCAAGTCTCGAGATGTTCTGCTGGGAACCACGAGTTTCCCATGAATGTCTGGGAGCTTCTGGCTGGCGCTAGTTCTCTACCGATTGATCCCGCAAATAATTTGTGGAATCATATAAATAATTTAAATGCTGGCGGAGCGTCAGTTGTTTACGGCGAAATAATGGTGACTCTTGTGGCTGATTTAAATGTTGAAATTGAAAGTGATTTGAAAGCTGAAATCGAAAAAGACTTTGAAGTTTCAATGGAAAAAGAATTTGAAGTAGAGGTT